TTACCATATATTTGTTCATACATTTGTATAAGAAAAGACCGCCATATGAGAAATAAGTTCCCCATGATTGGCGGTTATCTAAATAATTTATATCTCTATGTCTAGTTCAACTCCTGATTTAAATTCAACAGTCAACTTCCCCTCAAATACAGTAACTTTTTCAATGAGCTTTCTTACCAATTGCTCATCATATTCTTCCAATTTCCAAGACTGTTCTTTTAAGAAGTCTGTCAGTTCAGCTATTCGCTGCCTTCTCCCTTCACGCTCTGCATTTTCAATTAGTGCATTTTGCTTCTGCTCCCTTAGGCGATATATCTCATTAGCAACTTCCTCATAATCTGCTTTGGAGTTTGCTAGCCGCAAAAGTTCTTTTTGCAGTTCTTCCAGCTTAGTGTCTATATGAATGGTAGAATTGTCGTGTTCTTCATTTAATACTGTCTCGATATTAGTCTGTAAAGTTGTTAGGAAAGCATCTTTACTAACCAGCAGCTCGTTAATGGCTCTTACAACTGCTGCCTGCAGTACTTCCTCATTAACCGTAGGTGATGTGCAATCTGAACCCTTTTCTTCAAGCCTGCTTACACACCTCCATACTATAGACCTGCAACCCCGATTATTCCAGTGGACTCTTCTATAAATCTCGCAACATTCTGAGCAAAATACAATGCTAGATAGAGCATACTTACTGCTATAAACTCGCTTCTTCCCATTCTTTCCAGTATAAAGGTTAGCCCGCCTAACCAGTTCTTCTTGTACCTGCATGAATATTTCACGCGGGATAATTGGTTCATGGCTGTTCTCAACATAATACTGTGGCACAATGCCATTATTGACTACTCTCTTCTTAGAAAGAAAATCAACTGTATATGTTTTTTGAAGTAAAGCATCTCCTATATACTTTTCATTCTGCAGTATCTTTTTAATTGACTCAGGCCTCCACTTAGGCTTTTTGGCTGCTGTTAGAATTCCATCGGCTTCTAGTCCTCTTGCTATTTGTATGAGACTTGCTCCTTCAAGGTACTCTCGATAAATTCTCTTTATCACTTCCGCTTCTTCAGGAACTATTACAAGTCGCTTGTTTTCATCCTTGGTGTAGCCTAAAAATCTATTGTGGTTGACTTGGACTTCACCTTGTTGGTAGCGGTACTGAATGCCTAGCTTTACGTTTTGGCTTAAGGACTGGCTTTCTTGTTGGGCCAGTGAAGCCATGATTGTCAGCATGATTTCACCCTTGGAATCCATAGTATTGATGTTCTCTTTCTCAAAGAAAACTGGAATATTCTTATCCTTCAGTTGCCTAATGTATTTCAAGCAATCCAGTGTATTTCTAGCAAATCTACTAATGGACTTGGTGATGACCATATCGATTTTACCTTCCATACAGGCTTCGATCATCCGATTAAACTCTTCACGCTTTTTAGTGTTTGTTCCTGATATCCCGTCGTCTGCAAATATCCCTGCTAGCTCCCATTCAGGATTACTGTTAATGTATGAAGTATAATGAGCAATCTGAACATCGTAACTGGATGCCTGTTCCTCGCTATCTGTTGAAACTCTACAGTATGCAGCTACCCGTAATTTTTGTTTGGAATCTTCCTTATCACTAGTTCTATTACTGATACGGGCAGGAATAACAGTAACAGTTCTATTCATCCCCATCATGAATCACCTCGCTTTCAATAAGGCTGTAAGCATACTCTGCTTGTTTAAAAGGATCATCATAAAGCTCGTCTGGTGTAGGCATGGAGAACCGAAAACTCTTATTAACTTCCTCTTTTGGTTTGTCATCCCAAATCCTACCCAGCATTTTTGCTCTTCTAATCTTTTCATCCTCTACCTTGTAAAATGTATCTCTATCTATAATCTTAGGATAATACTCATCCCCTAAATACCGTTTGTTTGTAAGCATCCTTGCTATAGTTGCATGATAGCGTTTAATACCTGCTTTTTCAGCTGCATCCATCAAAGAAAGACCTGACAGATAAGCGTTGAATAATTCCTTGAGCTTTGAAGCTTCCATCTGATCAACAACCGCCTTACCTTCAACAATCATATAACCATATGGTATATGGGGCATCTATCTCACCATCCTTTCCCTAAGTAATAATCCACACTTTAGGCTAAAGCCTATTTCTGTAGGTGAAAAAACTATAATCTTTTCAACAAACTGTTTGAATAGTTCCTCGTTAAAAGCCTCCATATCCTTAGCTTTTGAAACATATTTGATAAGTCTTTCTAGCTCTGTTACTTTAGTCAATCCACCATTGATTGACTTATAGAGTATTTCTTTTTGTTCTTTTAAACTTTGTGCCCTCATTCGCAGCTCATTATTTTGACTATTAAAAAGAGCAGGCTCCAGGTATCCCTTTGTCATGAGATTCATCAGTACTTGTAGTTGCTCTGCATTATCTTCTATCTTGGCTTCAATTTCCTGAACTTGAGCAAGGTTATCTGAATGACTCATGGATTTTAATTTCTGTAGTAAAGGCCTTAAAACAATTTTGTGACTGAAGATAAGTTTATTTATCATCGTCACAAAAGCTTGATAGATAGCATCCTCGCGAATAAAAATCATGGAGCATTCCTCTATATTCTTAATGTGTTTGGAACAACACCAGGCGATATATTTATTATTCTTTGCCCCATGAACTCGTCGCTTGAAATTACTTCCGCATTCGGAGCATTGAATCATTCCTGAAAGAGGGTATCGGTTTAAATATTTGCTACTTCCACTCTTTATGCCCTTTTCCTTTCCTCTCTGTGTAATCGAAAGATTCACTGCTTCAAACTCCTCATGGCTAATTATTGCCTCATGGTGGTTTTCGATAAAAAACTGATCCAGCTCTCCTTTGTTAGTTCGCCTTATAAAATTATCATCAGTGTAAGTTTTTTGAAGGATCACATCTCCAGTATATTTTTCATTTCGTAATATAACTCGAATAGTACTACTTCTCCATTGACCACCTCTTTTAGTACTTACACCCTCTTCATTTAATTCTTGTGCAATCTTCTGTGTTCCTTTACCTGCCAAGGCAGCTGCAAAAATCCGTTTAACGACCTTAGCCTGTTCTTTATTTACTACAATTTGTCCATCTACATAGTCGTAGCCGTATGGAGGGTAAGAAAGCTTGTAAGTTCCATTTCTAAACCTTCTTTGGATAGACCATTTATTGTTCTCTGAAATTGAGATTGACTCATTCTCTGCTAGGCTACTTAGAATAGTCAGCATAAGCTCACTATCCATGGAGCCTGTATTTATATTCTCTTTTTCAAAATATATGAACACTCCCAGGTCAGATAACTTTCTTACTATCTCTAAACAGTCCATTGTATTTCTGGCAAATCGGCTGATGGACTTTGTAATTATGAAATCAATTTTCTTGTTCTCACAGTCAGTAATAAGCCTAAGTAGCTCTGTTCGATTTTCTTTCTTTGTACCTGAAATGCCCTCATCATAATAAACTCCTACAAACTCCCAGTCTGGGTTCGCTTTCATATAAGCTTCATAATGAGCCTTCTGGGCTTCTAGGCTAATTAGCTGGTCTGCGTTATCGGTCGATACTCTGGCATAAGCAGCCACCCGTAGTTTTGGCTTTATTTGAAGTAGAGCCTTATTCTCTTTTATTTTCGTTATCTTTTTCATCCTCTCACCTCCTTCATGGTAGGTCACATATTACCTCTGAAACCCTTATATATCAAGGAATATCAGGCATTATCTGTGCTAACATCGGTGAGAAAGTTTTGCGGTTTAATAGCATAATTTTTTTGAACTCTTCCTTTGTAATAAGACCATTCTCAAGCATTTGATTCAGTAACTTTTCAGCCCTATAATAATCAAATTCTCTTTGCAGCTCCTCAGCGCTTAAATATGTCTTTTGGGGAATAGCTAATGGATTATGTTTATCCGTAATTTTAGTTATCTGCATATAGGTAACCTCCATTTCTACAGGGAGACCCCTGCACCTATATGCGAAAAACCTTGATAATTCGAACCCCAAAAGGGCAAAAAAAATAGCCCGAAGAGCTGTCACACTCCTCGGGGAATTAAACGAACTATACTCATTCATACTTAATATAGGCATCGGTAAAACCAGCTTTTTTCGCTTTGGCTAGCTGAGCCTCTGCATTGGCTTTAACTGAGTACGCACCAATCTGTACGCGATAATATTTCTGCTTTCCCTGTTCAGTAGATGTAGTTCCTTTATCTAGCACTTTTTTCACATCGTCTCGAAAGGTATCCATGCTCTTTCCATGTTTTGTAAACCAGTTTTTAGGATCACTATGATTACTTGAAATTCCTCTTTGATAACCTTCATAATGACCAATGATATCTTTTTCTGTTAGATTATAAAGCCTACATAGATACCCACACTATAATGCCCCCCATTGTCAAGACACGAAACCGAAATTCTAAGTTAGTCTCCTTTCTTTCTTGTTTTGATATTATCAAGCAGCCTTGGGAAGCTTGCCATAGTAAACCTGATCCGGGCATAAGTATC